CCATCAACGTATTGGTCACTATCCACGGAGTTTACACTCATGTGAGATAAATCCACACTTCCATCAACTAGCTCAGAAGAATCAACTGAATTTGCTCCCATAGCCGCTGCATCAACTGCACCAGCCGCAAAGTGTGCTGTGTCAATTGAACCATCTACATAAGAAGCACTATCAATAGAGTTTGCACTCATGTGAACTGCATCAATAGAGCCATCAACATAATGAACACTATCAATGCCATCTTCTAACAGAGTTTTAATCTGTGCTGCAGTTTGATCTGCTGTAGCACTTGCTTCAATACCATCTAACTTTGCGCCGTCTACTGATAAATCTCTACCATCAACTGTTTGTGAACCAGCCATAGTAATATTGCCAGTCATAGCTCCGCCAGCTAATTGTAACGACTCATCATCTTCAGCAAAGTCGTTTAAAAGCTCTGCTGTCATTCTTAACTCAACGTTAATACCTGCACTGTGCCCGCCTGATACGGCTACACAGGTTAATGTAGTTCCGCTAATAGCAGTAACTTTAACTACTTCATCAGTTAAAGAGACATACATGTAGTCTCCACCACCTAAGGAAGGAAATGTTGCGACTGAAGCTACCCCAAAACTAGTAGCTCCTGCACTAATAGTGCCAGATAACGTTGTATATGCATTGTTGGTAAACTTTACGCCCATATAAGTACTCCTTTAGATGCTAGTGGATTATTAAGATATAGTGATAGTCCACGTAATCGTAATTGAGTCAGACGCCGCTTTGTTAACTACTGAAAAGACAGTTCGTGCCAACATGTCGCCACTAGAAGCAGCGTCAAAAATACCCGCTTCAGTAATAGCTCCAGTACCATCGCCTGCTGCCCAAGTAGCTGCATAAGCAATAGTGTTAGTTGAAACAGTAGTGCTTGTTAGAGCGTTTCTGTCTAGCTCAGTAACCAAAGTAGTGTTGCCAGCTGCTGCTGCAGTTGTACCAGTACCTAACGCCATATGCGTCATTACTGTATTTGCATTGTTCATTCTATCAGCAACCCAGTTTTTACCTGCTGTTACTACTAGATTTTCTACCTCTGCTACTACTACATTATTTTTTTCGATTATTAGTGCACCAGTTAGTGCTAAGTTATCGTTGATCATGTTAAACTCCTAGTTTAATTGTACTCTATTTAATGGAATCGCATTCATGACTCCGCCGGTGACACGTGCTAAATTAATTGTATCGGATATATTTATTATATCACTACTTTCATCTAGCGTTTTATAAAAATTATTAGCAAGTATTTCTTCTATAGTTGCTGTATCTGTAAAAGTTTTTAGAGAAAGCCAAATTGAATCTGTCAAATTAGCTGAGTCAGACGGATTTTTACCTAAACCATAATAACTAGTATCGCTAAAAGCGCTAGCTAGTAACGAAAGGTTATCTGCAAAAACCTTACTTGGCCCTATTGAAGCTACATCTGAAATACCAAAAGTATCTACCTGGTCATTACCTCTGTATAATGAAAACTGTGAATTTCCTGGGTTAAGTATTGATGTATTAAGTAAACCTGTTCCTACAGGGTTATTCTCAACATCTGTTAATACAATAGCGTCATTAAAATACCTAGCAAACCCATAAGATATTGCCAACTCATCACTCATCGTAGCGACATTGCCTTTATTACCGTAATAATTTTTATCTACTAATGCTGCATCATCTAGAGCAATACCATCTGTGACATACTTGTTAAACGAATTTACGTAAACCTCACTTATAGTAGCCGAGTCTACTTTAATTACTGTAGAGGCTACACCAAAAACTTCGGTAGGAGTAACACTATCTGATTTATTAAGTCCCGAAGCAAAATACGAAGCATCTGAAGTGCTAACTGAATCTGCTTTATGTATTCCTAATACAACTAAAGCTGCATCAGTAAGAGAAGCCACTTCTTCTACTATTTTAATTACATCAGAAGTTACAAGCTCGTTTAGACTAATTACTTCGGTAGCATACTTACTATAAATTATTCCAACTACGTCTCCTACTGTTACAGTATCTGTAGCTATCTTGGCTGTGGATAATCCTAATATATCAAGCATAAAGGCAACATTACCTTTATTGCCATAAAAATCTTTATCTATTAGTGCTGAATCATCTAAGGTAAATGCATCAGTAAAGTTACGGTTGTATGCCACTACTTTGGCAAACCCATCCAAGACTGTCATTGCATCAATTTTTACTAGTGTTGGGTGTACATCGCGTGTATCTGGAACTGTAATAGTTTCAACTAAACTTTTAGTTATAACTGTTATATGTAGATCAGATAATAATGTATTATTTTCTAACCATCTATTATTAGGATTATTATTTACAGAAACATCTGCTTCTGGCATTACATAAGTTACTACAGCCTTAATAGCCATTTTAGAAATCTGCTCGTATGCTGAACTTTAATAAGTCTTGTACTGTGAGTATTTTACCAGTGGCATAAACAACTTCAATTTCACCTTCGTAATCTCCTGCTAAGCCTGCTAATCCTGCTAAGCCCCAGCTCATAATAACGTGGCCATCTGTGTAAGGCGTAACAATTGTACAAATATTTGATGTTATTATAGTAGTAGTATCTAGCTTACGCATCTTCATAGTAACTACAGTAGTTGATGCGCTTAGATCAATAGGGGCCCATGTTGTTGAGTCGGCTGCATCTAAAGTTTGACCACTTGCTGCTACATTACTATCTTTTATAATAATATCTAATTCTGTTAGGGAATCATCGGATACTAGATTAATAGTAGGATAGTATCCTGTTGAACTAGATATTGTATTTGGGGAAAACGAGTGAAAATTTGACATTATACAAATCCTCTATCTGTTAATTTAACATTACTATCTAGATTATCGGAATTCGTCATTCCTAATAATCTAATATTTTTAAGACTTGCTTGATATCTCAAGTAATAAGTATTGTTTTCTTCTTTCATGTCACCTTTAATAGAAGCATGTGCTTTATAAGCTACGTAGTTATAAAGAGCTTCATTGTACACTTGAGGTAAATCTACAAATTCAGTTGTTAAAGTTAAGACTGGAGGAGTAGATACATACACAACACTAATATCATCTCTTTTTAAAATATCTGTACCTTTAACTAAAATCTTAAATGGTGCTGGAAACAATAACGATACGTTGTAATCTACTTTGTCTATAAATTTTGTTCGTTCATTATTAATAGCAACTTCTGTTCCATCATTAAATTCAGCACTAACAGCATACAAAAAATCTAAAGGAATACTGTGTAAAGAATTATTTGTAACATCTGTAAGTACTAACTCTTTTTGAATTAGACCAAAATGTTTGTGAAGTTCAAGATTAGCTTCGTTAAGATAGCTTATAAGAATTGCAATATTTGCTTTTTGTAGTGTACTTGGACTGGTTGTACCGATGTCACTTACGTATAGCTGTTTAACTTCGCCCTTTGTGATATGGGACAAGTAGTCTGAAACATACATATTATAGTCCTAAGATAATTTTCAATTATCATACCACCTTAGGTTATGTGTGTAAACCTATTTAAACAAAATAAGAGCTACTACCCTCAGCTTCTGGTTCTTCATCATCCCACAACATACTTCCATCTCCAGATTCTCCTGAAGACACTTCACTGGGTTTCCAAGCATTAAACTCACCTAACATAGATATATTGTCTATTTGGTCATCGTGTTTTGACTTAAATCCTTTAAACGTTGCTAATGATAACTCAACTAACATTTCACCTAACTCAGTAGATTCTTTTAATTCTTCGGGGAACCATATTTTCCCCGCTTTAAACAAAGGCAATGCAATCTGTTGGAATCTACTCATCTTATCTTTATTTGGTCTAATACCTGGAGAAGTCTTGCCTCTACCAGCTGCCAACGTAAAGTAAATATTACGGTTCATCTGTTCATTCTGTATCCAAGATATAAAGCCCCCCTGCTGCCCTGTTACTTCGATACCTACTTCTTGAGGACTGTACTTTTGTGATAATCTAAATAGCGCATCCATAGTCTCATCCATCAAAGCTCTCTTACAGAATCCATCTACCCAAAGCCAATCACCATTGTTGTTATACGCCCATACATTAATTGTACTGAAGTCTGCACTTTCTCTAGCACTGGTAGCAAAGTCAGTTGTAATATAGAAATTAAAGGCTCCCATGTTTTGTTTGACATTAGCATGCTTGTACCAGGTAAGATCACTATCCTGTACTAATCGCTCCTCTTCAGACATAATCCTAAGCATTAATTCTTGATTAAAACTGTCTAGCTTGCCAGCACCTTTAGACTTGTCATACTGTTCTTGTACATAGTCATAATCGAATCGGTCCTCCCAAGCACCTTTGAAATCTTCTCTACTAACAGGGAACTCTTCACACACTGGGTACACTGATACGTGCCATACACCAGATTCTACTGCTTTATACAATGGGTCTTTAGCATTGAATGGCGTTCCGGACCAGATGACCTTACGTCTTTTAGGATGCAGTGCATAATCAATCGCTGAGTACACCGTATTCTCTACACTTTCAATAATAGTGGGCGAACGTGCGTCATCATCAGACAGTAAGTCATCCAACATAGCTAATTGAGGTCTCGTGTTTAGTTCTACCGTTCCACGAACACCAGTTTTAGCTCCGTGACCTGTTACAACTAACTCTTTTCCTTGTTTATTCTTAAAATACCACCTAATATCAGTAAATCTGTAAGATTCTAAATAAGTTTTTAAGAATTCACTGTACTGACAACGTCTTTCTAGCCTGTAACGCATCTTCTTGACACCATTTTCAATAGAGTCCGAGACATACAGCCCATAATCCACATCACCAAACCCTGGAATAGAGCCATACACTGCTAAATATAGGATTAGGTATTCAGAAAAGATCGTAGTCTTTGCTAATCCACGCGAGCACATGTTAACTGTGTTCTGTGTTTTGCCTGTAATGTTATCTAGCATCTTGTAGTGAATAACAGGCGTCTTGTTTTCTTCTCCCTTATCTCCGTTTACCAATTTTATGAAGCTAACGAACTCGAGGGCGAATTCGCTAGGTACATAACTCGGATCAACAGCATAACTAATGCTATTTAGCCATTCGTCTACTGTTTTCTTTACTAGTTTCACAGAACCTTGTATAAAGTTTCAACTAAATGTTCTTGAGTTTTGCGTTTATCTAACTCAATTCCATGTTTACGACCAATTTTTTCAAGTTGTGCTGGATTTAACTTCATAAGTTCTTCTTTGTTTAGGCTCTCTGACCAGTAAGGTTTATATTTATTACTCATAATTCACTCTCCTCAATTATTATATCTTTATCTTTTAAGTATCCTTCACAGTTTAGAAGAGAACTACTGTCACAAATTAACAGTTGCTCGTTAGGTTCACATAAGGTATTTGGAGGAAGGATTAAAGAATTGGATTTATTGGATTGACTACATCCTGTAGCCAGGACTGCAAGTAATACTATACTAAGAATTTTCATTTGAAATCTCCTCATATTCAGTTTCGACAGTATCTCTTCTCTTCGCGATAATGTCACTATGCGCAATGTGCTCTGCTGTAACTGCACCACTTTGTATCATCTTCAATTGTTGTTGCGCTAACGCCCTTGTTGTCTCACGTAACTCATCAATAGAAGAATTGTTATACGTAACATCTACTTCTATCTTTGATGCTTCAGGCGCTTTCAGTTGCATGATTAAACACTCGGCAGCTTTCTGACGCACAGTCTCGCTTTTAGCAGTGCGCATAAGATCCGCTTGAGTGTTAATCGCCTCTTGGTGTATATCCATATTAAGAATATGGATGGGCACTAAAGTTCTTTCTAATATCCTATGAACAAGGTCTCCCTTGTTATAAGCCGTAGAAAACGATGAAATCGTTTTCATCGGCGTATTCTTATCTACCAATCGTTGGTAACGGTCAGGAAACGTCTTAGCGTACGCAATCGTATTAGAGTCCCCGATTAACTTATAACTAACAAACTTAACAGCGTTAATATAATCTAACATCTTATATCTACCACTCTCAATCACCCCAGCAAAGCCAATCAGGTTTTCCTTATAGATATCCCGAAACTCATCGCCCTCTGTACTATTAATGAAGGTAATCATCTCATCAGTAACATTGTGCCTAAATTTCTTAGGCATACTTCCCTGTAGCTGGTCTTTTGTCAGCACTGCCAGACTTTTGTCTTTAGTTAATTCCATTAGCGTAGTATCCCATAATAACGTTTGGCTGCTGTAATTTGCGCAGCATGTCGCTTTTCATCTAAGAAATAATCATCATCAACACAGTATATTAACAAAGGATTTGCAATATAGCAATCATCTCTTCTTTTTATAAAGTGTTGGTCTATTAACTCTTTTATGTCCTTCTTCGATATGCGCTCCTCAATTGCAGCATCCACAGAGTTATCCGGATGCAAACAATCACATAAGACATCTACAGTCTCATGCAAGTTGCCCTCCGCTAACCCCGCACCTAACTCGTAACCTACAATAATAAAATGCTGCTTATCAGTTGTCTGCATGTTTGTTCTCCTTAAGCAGTTTCTCAAACTTATCTGCTAAACCAAAGTAATCATCATTTACATTACGTATCGTATACTGAGGATTAAGCATATAGTGCTTACTTGAATGTTTAGCTATAACTTGTAAATCTATTAACCTTTTAACAGAACGTGACGCATAGCTCTTTTTAATGTCCAATGTCTCACATATCTCTGCCTGAGTAATATTACAAATATTATCTCCATTAAGCGGCAGCTTCTTAAACATGCAACAATAAACACTGAACACAGATGACGACCCTATCAACTCATTAACTACTAATAAGTTATCTAATGGTATCTTAGCCCAGCCTGCAGTATACGGTGTCTGCATCGTTCTCCCTGAAAAGTACACTTAATAGGGGAAGTATATCATAACATCCCCTCACAAGTAAACTAATTAGTAAAAGTTAACTCCACAGATAACTTCTGAGCTATAAAAGTTAACTCCCCAGACAACCTTGGTCCTTTCGGAATAGTAGCTGTAGAGCTTCCCTTCTTAAGAGGATTCTTTTTGTATAGTTCCAAGCCTCTTTTGGCTACGCCAACGAGTCTTGTCACAACCCATATAATATACTATAAATATATAAGGACATCTTAGGACACTCCCCCTCCGGGGGGTGTCCAGATGTCCGTTAGAATAAGTTTTAGAATAGCAATAGAGATCCTTGGGACTAAGCATGCTAACTTTTTTCTATACAGAAATTACACAATTTACTACGGGTGCAGTAAACTTACGTTCTTAGAGTTTGGGAGTGGGATACCCCCCCTATGCTTCCAGATTAACTATCTTTATTTTTCTCTACATCCATACGCTCCGCGTTAGAGCAAACAGCATCTCTTAATGCTGTAGTTTGGGAGCAAGCCATTAGCAGACAAGCTAAATGGGACTACGAACAGACAAGAGTATTCGAAATAGGTACGGCTAAACAGCCAGACTTATTTAGAGTCAACATCAATACCAAAGGCAACAGCTTAAGTCAAGAAGATTATGCTAAGCTCGAGGCTAACTTGATGAAGGTTATTACTAAGTTCGACCTTGGTGATAAACTCTTGGCTAGTTCTAGGCCTATCTATGACGCTGATTCAGGTATAGATACGGACTGGTAGTCTCGACCGACAGTGCTGAAAAACTGCACTCTTGTATATAGGTATCTTCGGATATCTATATACTCGTATATTTTTTCACACAAAGGACACACACTCACACAACTAGTTATAAGATAGTATATTACGCTCCGCGTGGGGGGCTGCTTGACAATCTTGTCATCAGTTAACTTATCGAAGGAGATATTATGCAAATCTTAAAAGTTATAGGTAATACTATTGCCTCAGTAGGTCAGACAGTTCAGGATACAGCAGAATTAGCCAGTATGGTAGTTAGTGACCATGGACTTAAATCTACAACACGCTCTACATTTCTAATAGTTAATACAGCGTTAGATGAATCAGCTCAGATGGCTATTGCAGAATCTGAATACAATCTAGCACAGTTCAAAAGAGACCATGCTAAGAAACTTGGCAGGCCATCTAAGAAATGAGATTAAATATATTCCTTACTAGTTTACTAGAGGGTGCTGTATTTATTGCTTTCATAGCCTCATTTACTATACTATTTATTATGTTGACAGTTTGATGAGTGACATGATTATGGTGCATGTAAACTACCATACCAAATTTGAGTGTAGTATCTAATAGATATAACGATTGGTGACCCAAGGTGCCCAGGGGGTTAAATGTAAATCCTATAGGTTATAAATAACGCCAACACTATACTCATACCTTATTTATGCGATGGCTTGCGTAAATACCATCTAAGTATCTGCAGAGGACTGCAATATTGTTCAGCAATGTACCACGCTCTTCTATGGGAACAATGCATATCCAAACAGTTAATCTTAGCACCTGAGTATGTGAAACTGCTCATTTAACTACCATACAACCTAAGTAGGTCTCAAATCTCTCTGTTCGAGAAGATACGGTAGTTATCCATTCATCTAATCATTTGGAGAATCATATGTATTACGAATCAATACTGTTAGCCGAAGAAATTCTGTTGATGTTATTTATGTTGTTATCCTGTATAGGCATGGCAACATTGTTAATATTATTACGCAGATATCGTTAGGCTAATGTAAGTTGTATAGCTTGTCATTTGACAGGTTATATAGCTTATTTGTTTAGATAGTACATCTAGAAAGACCTTTATTATTTCCAGTCAGTTGCATACGCTAGCAATGTAATTGACTTTTATCTATGCTAGTAATTCCTTAAAGGAGAATATCCATGAGTATCGTTACAACCACTAGTCGTATGACTAAGAACAACCCTACAACTAAGTTCAGCATTCGTTTGAATGAAGACGAGTCAGTAGAGTTCAGACCTACAGGTACATTTGCCCATGTAACAACTGAGCAAGTACTGAAGATTGTTACTAAAGCAGATGTAGATGTCACTGCTGAGAATAACAAGAACAAAGTTAACTTCAAGTTAACTGGTAAAGATAAGTTATTCGGATTTCTGAATTACTTTGACAATGACCTCACTGATGAGTCTGCAAGTACTGAAGTAAAAGCAGTACTAAAAGATGTTAAATCTGCATTATCAACAGTTGAGCTAGGTGATATTACATTGCCTATGACTGCTGGTCAAGCAGATGATTTGATTAATGGTCTATAAGATTATATAATCAAGCTGGGTATCCTATTATTGAGTTAGTGGGATACCTTTTACATGATAGATCATAACTTGATATCTGTAGATAATACCTTTTCATACTGAGATAGTATTCTAATAGATAATACAAATTATAGTCACGCACCTAAATCCATTTACACTCAAAAGGATTGGTTCCTTGGAGAAGCTATAATTTACTGATTGATCTACCGCTAAACCACAACCAGAATACCATTGCGAAGCACTTGCTACTAGTACTGTAAGCATATAGTGCGGTATTCGACCTATAACTGACGGAAAACCAAATCCATGAGCATGCCAATACTAGTTGGAGTTATGCTTGTGGATTTTTATTTTATTACGGAGAATCTATTATGAACCATCAACTACATAATGAGTTGGAATACTCAAAGAGAATGCGTAACAACCTAATACTTACTGATGTATTAGACGATATACCAACAAAAATAACTCAATCACTTAATTTAGCAATTGATAGTTACCGATCCGGTTCATACTATCAATCTAAGCAAAATAGAGTTGCTAAGCTACCTGAAACAATAGACATAGTAAGCAATATCATTGCTATCATACTATCGTCTAAACGCAAGCAACCTATCCAAGGACTGGCTACTGAGCTAGGACGCAGTTTAGGTTATCACAATCAAATCAGTGCTGTTAAAACAGGTGCTGAAATACTAGCTTTATGTCATGGCAAACTCTATGACATTGAGTTAAATGACGATGGTACTGAGATAGTACCTAAGTATAAGTTAACTTCAGATAGTATTGATAAACTCAATGTTCTACAATACCTACCACCAATGGTTCAGAAACCTAATGATTGGATATCCAATACAGACGGTGGATGGCTATGGGAGCGTAAATCTGTAGTATTAGGCAAAGGTACTCATCATAATGAGACTCAAGCCTACGATGCACTAAACTTATTACAATCAGTTGCATGGACTATAGATATACCAACCTATGTTGAGCATGAGAATACCAATAAAGCTATGGACAATGACCAATTTGAGCGTGTTATACGCGATTACTTTGGTAAACCATTCTACTTTGTATGGCGTTATGACAAACGAGGTAGATCATACTCATCAGGTTACGACTTGAATGTTCAATCTAACGAGTATGGTAAAGCTTTGTTATCACTGTTCAATAAGAAAGTAGTAACTAACCTAAATAACTTAAAGATTGCTATTGCTGGTCATGCCGGTCAAGATAAATTGACATGGAATGGTCGTATCAACTGGTTTAATCAACAACTTAACCTTGATGCCAGTACATTCGATGAACCTATCTTAGGTTCTAAAGCAATACAAGCTTATCTAGACAGTAAGAAAGGTATACCTACTGGTTATACAATGAGTATTGACGCAACTGCATCCGGTTTACAAGTAATGTCAGCTTTATCAGGCTGTAAAGTTACTGCTAGAGCATGCAATATGGTTAATACCGGTAACAGAGAAGACATTTATCAGTTCGTAGCAGATAAGATGAACATCATCCTAGAAGCTACTGAACAAGTAATACGTAAGGATGTCAAGAAACCTGTTATGACCACGTTCTATAACTCAGAAGCTAATCCTAAAGAAACATTCAATAAAAAGCAATTAAAGGCATTCTATGCTGCACTAGACGATACATTGCCAGGTGCACTAGATGTTATGGAAGCTATCAATGAATACTGGGACAGTACCGCAGATGTACATATGTGGACACTACCAGACGGTCATGTAGCTAAAGTACCTGTTACTGAAATGTCTGATATACGTATAGAAGTAGATGAGTTAGATCATCGTACATTTACTTACAGATACAACAAGCAACAACCTTCTGAAAACTATAGAAGTTTAGTTGCAAACATAGTACATAGCGTTGATGGCTATGTAGCTAGAGAGATGGTAAGACGATGCCATTCCATGAAAATCGACCTAGTCCATATCCATGATTGCTTTGTATTTAGTCCTGACTACCTACAAGTTGTACAACAGACTTACAGAGAAATATTAGCTGAAATTGCTAATAGTGACCTGTTATCTGACATCCTTAGCGAAATTAGTGGTACTTATGTGCCTGTCACTAAGTTATCTACTGACTTAGCTAAAGATATTTTGAATAGCGAATATATGCTTTCATAATGAATTACAATTTGTTATCGATGAACTGACCTCTTAACAGGGGTTAGTTCATTATTTTTTTCTGTACTTTGTATCCGTTCTCCGAACGGTTCTCTAAATGTATTAAACTTAACCCTGTACTATAGATTTAATATACTTTTAACTAAAATTGGCTTAAAGCTAGGAGACATATGAAACATTTCACTGTTGACGAGTGCAAACTTAGAGGTTGCTTAAACAATCTCAAAGGTAAATGTACTCTAGACAAGCTTCCTATAGCTACATTTGCAGAACCTTTAGCTTACTTTCAAGATGCTACAATTTGTATAGTAAGACAGCAAATAAATGTATATCGTACAGAAAATCTAATCGAGAATAACTCATGAAAAGATTCACTCTAGCAGGAAATCAACAACAAAATCTTACTGCTCAACAACAAGCTGTTGTAGATAGTAACGAGCCTACTGTATTGGTTAATGCTGTAGCTGGTAGTGGTAAAACCGCTACGCTTATGCACTTAGCTACTAAATATAACAAAGGCATTTATCTTGCTTTCAACAAAGCTATTGTAAAAGACGTAGTTCCAAAATTGCCTTTAGGCTGGACTTGTAAAACATTTAATGCTTTTGGATTAGGAATGATTAAAAAACATCATCCTTATGCTAAAGTAGATTTTACTAAATATACTAATAAAGGCTATATACACCCTAATTCTGCTTCATTAATAAGTAAACATATGGCTATGAATGGCAACATTTCAGATGCATCTTGGAAAACTACTTGTGACAGATTTAAAATTGGTCACAACTTTATTGCTGATGCTAAAAAACTATTTGCTGAAGAACAAAAAAACACTGATGTAATTAGTGGTGACGACATGTTGCAATATCCTATTGACAACGGTTGGAAATCTGAAGAATATGACATTGTTCTTATAGATGAATGCCAAGATTTAAATCCACAACAAATAGCGTTTTTAACATGCATTCCTACAAAACGGATCGTATTTGTAGGTGACATGAATCAAGCCATTTATGGTTTTAGGGGCAGTGACCCATATGCTATTGAAAAAATTAAAGATCACTATAATCCTGTTGATTACAAATTAACAGAAAGTTTTAGATGTCCTCAAGAAATAATATCTACTATTAAACACATAGTACCTGATATGACAAGTAACAAAACAAATGGTGAAGTTGAAATAGTTGATGGTAATCGAGACATAGATTTCCCAGATGAATGTTTTATTATTAGTAGAACTAATAATAATTTAGTTAAGCTTGCTTACAAATTCATCCAAGAAAACAAACATTTTTCAATAGGGGGGACATTCATTGCCCAACTAAAAAGAGACTTAAATAAAGTATTTAAAGACGCTACTGACCTTGATTCAATGCGAGAGAATATAGCAGTTCAATACGAAAAAGAAATCAATAAAGCCACAGGCAATAAATGGAGCATTAGTAGTATTGAAAATAAATATGACAGTCTCTTAGCAATTATTAATTTAGCTAAAGACACCGATGACATTTCAATTTTTGTTACAAACTTAGCAATGCATTCAGATAGTGCTAGCTGTAGAAAGTTAATGACTATTCATGCGGCCAAAGGCTTAGAAACGCCCACAGTTTATTTTGTTAAACCTGATTCATGTGCTTATTTTAAAGAAAGAACTGAATCACAGTGGGAAAAACAACAAGAAGACAATTTGTATTATGTTGCTTGCACACGTGCATTAAATAAGCTTGTATTTGTAAACTAATGCAAGTATTAGAATTTGAAAACATTACTCGTCATATGCGAGTACTCTACAAAAGAACTAATGATATTTTTGCTACAAAAGTAGTCTCAACATCTCTAGGACATCCTGGAATACAGACTGTCCGTTTAGAAGGTGGATTCACTTTGAATTATTTTACAATGTTTGAGCTTACTTACGACAAACCACCTATAGAGCTATACGCTGACAGTCCTGTCAATCGTACAGAATTATTATTAGAGAATCAAATGATTCTAACAAACCTACTTGAGGACTAATTATGGGCAGACATTATGACGGTGACATCGAAGGTAAATTCTGGTTTGGAGTTCAAGACTCATCAGATCCAGAATACTTTGGTGCAGAAGATATTACAGAATTACAAGTAACAGAGGACGGAGACGATGACTACCACACTGGTTATATTGATTATGTTATTCCTTTTACTAATCTTGAGATAGTTAAAGAAGCTATAGAGCTTTGTAAACGAGAATTAGTAAATAACTACATTATTCTTGATGAGTTTTTTACTGACCATGCTTCTAATGGTTATAACGATAAAATGATTATTAAATATTACAAGGACAGTCGTGGCCTTGTTATTAATGAAGCTTTTTTAAGAAGTCAAATGCAAATATATGCACGCCTAAGATTAGGAATGCAGATATTAGTTTACTTTAATGAAAATCCTGGAAAAGATTGTAACTTCACAGCGGAGATGTAATGAAAAAAAAATTAACAATAGACAAAGATTTATCACACATAAGTGTAGAAAATTTATTAGAAATGATTTATTACCTAAATAAGAAATTCGGTAACGAAATTCTTAATAAATTAGAAAAAGAAAAATCTGAAAGAATATTTGATACACATAAAGAATCTTCTAAAATCTATCCCCCTAAAAATTACTATAAACCTTGGACAAAAGAAGAAGAAATAATAGTAATGGAATCATTAAACGCCAAAATGCCTATAGAAAATATTGCAGATACATTAGGCAGAAGTGTTAATGCAATAGAAATTAGAATAAAAAGACTTAGCATTTTTAAAAATGTCCGTGTCACTAATGAAAACTGAATATATTTTTATAAAAAGCAAGCATGAATTCATCGATCAAAAAGGTGAAATCTTTAAAGCTAGTGAAAATGGCAATGTTGACGATTCTCAAAGAATTGGCAATGTTATAAGTATCTCTCCACTATGGTGGAAAGGTTTATCAGAATCTGAAAATGAAACAGTTTCAGAAATTTGGAGAAGTATATGGGACAAATGAAAGCTTACGCTGAGTGGGCTAAAGATGAAGGTTATTTAGATTCTGACTACATGCCTGTAGATCCAGAAGCAGATAGCATGGATTACACAGATAAATTCATAAAAGCTCGTGCTTCAGCACGTAATTTAAATATGGCTTCCAGCCATTTTACTAATCTTATTAACAAACCAAAGGAGAAGAAATGAGACTGTCTTACCAAAAACAAACTGATATTCGAGAATCAATATTAAACGATTTATACAATCCACCTAGAAAAAAACTTGATGATAAAAAAAGTGCATTAGTTATGCGCAATCATGCTGAGTGGGTTAAACCTTTAATGTCTATTATTAACCAATTGCCTGACAATATGACTGTAATGTCTGAAAATGTAAGAATGGAAGTTCCTGCTTTAAATATTGAAGGTGAAAACCCAAGTGAGACATGTGATAAAGTTACTTGGTCAGAATATGCTTCTACACCTGTTCCTATTATGCAAACAGGAAGTAGTTATTATAATTCTAAGGAAATTCCTATTCCTTTACAAGAAAGCTTAAAAGAAGAAGTTCTTGCTTTACGTTTAGAAGATTGGAATCTTCAAATAGAAAAAAGAGATATGAAAAAATATTTACGCACTACTTTAGAAGTTAACAATACAACTACTAAATTGCGTAAAGCTTTTCCTAGTACTTTACAAAAGTATATTCCACCAGAACCAACAAGAGCACCAAGGCAAGCCAAATTACCAATAAATGAGCCTGATGCAGTTGAATTACCAGGCAATCTTAAATTAAGAATGACTGAAAACTTATTAGATAATTAAGGAACTATAATGATTGAAATTTCATCTACAGCAATGGTAGAAGCACTTGACAGTGTATTACTATCAAAGCTAACGCCTATGTTAGTAGGCTCACCAGGTATTGGTAAGTCTGACATTGTTAAACTTGTTGCTAAAAAACATAACCTTAAATTAATAGATGTTAGGCTAGCACAGTCTGACCCTACTGATTTAAATGGCTTTCCTACACTTCAAAGTGATGGAAAACGTATGGACTATGCTCCACCAACTACATTTCCTCTAGAACATCTAGATCAAATTCCAGAAGGACATGATGGCTGGTTATTATTCTTAGATGAGATTAATGCAGCACCACCTTCTATACAAGCCGCAGCTTACAAGTTAGTATTGGATAGACAGATAGGTGCCCATAACTTACATAAGCGTGTAGCTATTGTATGTGCAGGAAATAAATCTACAGATAAAGCTATTGTAAATAGACTATCTACAGCTATGCAATCAAGAATGATTCACTTAAACCTTATGGTTGACCCTGAAAGCTGGTTAGACTGGGCTAATGCATCTGACATTGACCACAGAGTCATATCATTTATTAAGTTTAGACCTGAGCTTCTTCATAAATTTAACCCTAGTCATGCAGACGATACGTTTGCTTCACCACGTACGTGGGAATTCTTATCTAAAATTATCATAGATAAAGTCAAATTTAACGCAACTGACCATGCAGTACTTACAGGTACTGTAGGAGAAGGTCCAGCTACAGAATTTAAAGCATTTTGTGAAGTCTACAAGGATTTACCTACTATCGAAGCTATGATTGAAAATCCTACAACTGTTACTATCCCTAATGAGCCAGGTCATCAGTATGCAATGACTACTCTAATAAGTCATCATGCTAATGATGTTACAATTGAACCTCTAATGATAGTTATTAAAAAATTACCAATTGAATTTCAAGTTGTTGTCTTAAAAGATATATATTCTATAGCACCTGAGTTAAAGAAAAATCCAATTATTCAAGATTGGATTAGTAAAAACGCAGACAAACTATTCGGATAACCTAATGGAAAATACTCAATCAGATACTCAACTTAGACATTCTAAGATAGATTTGATGACTAAATCAGTCTTCTTATCTACTATATGCCTAAGTCTTAAACATGAGTTTAGCGAAGTAATACCTACTGCTGCTACTAATGGATTATCTATTCTATACAACCCAGACTTTCTTAATGGCTTAAGTCCAGCAGAACGTACTGGGCTACTGGCACACGAAGTGTGGCATGTAGCCTTTAGTCATTTAACCCGAGTTGGTACCAGAGACAAAATGATTTGGAACAAAGCAGGTGACTATGTTATTAACTATATGTTAACTGCAGCAGGATTTACTATTCCTAAAGGCGGGCTCTATGACGAAAGATTTAGAGAAATGAGTACTGAAGAAGTCTATGAAATTATTAAAGAAGAACCTGATGATTCACATGGAGGTTCTGATTTTGAAGTTGACTTACTAGATCCACCACCAGGACTAACTTCTAAAGATGTAGAGAGCAAAATTACAGATATGATTATTAAAGCTCAAATACAATCAAAAATAGCTAATAAAGACAAAGGCGAGATTCCTGGTGAAATCTCAAGAGCTATTGATAAGTTAATTAATCCTAGACTACCTTGGTATGAAATACTACAAAGATATATGTCAGACTTAGTCAAAGATGATTATTCTTGGGCTAAGCCTAATAAACGCTTCTACCCTACTTATTATTTACCAAGTCAACAATCTTATACTATTGGACAAATTGTAGTAGCTATAGATACAAGTGGTAGTGTTAATCAAGATGAATTAACTGAGATGCTTACTGAAATTGAAAACATAAGAGACACTTTTAAACCTAACAAGCTAACAATTATAGATTGTGATGCTGAAATACATAATGTTTTTGAAATTGAAAAATATGATAACATTTTAGACTTAAAGTTTCATGGTTACGGAGGAACAGATTTTCAGCCAGTAATTGATTACTGTAATGAAATCAGTCCTGAAGTATTAATCTATTTCACAGATTTATATGCAGATGAGGTGAGAGATGTTGGAGAGTATCCTATACTATGGATATGCACCTCCGACAATAAGCACACTCAACCTGTAGGTGAAACAATCTATTTAAAATAAAATGTCTGAAGATAAAATACCCCTAGAATATTTAGTCGAAACACTTGCTAAAGCACTTTGTTTTGAGAAATACGTAGCTGTTAATAACATAGACGATTATGACCAAGTTAATTCAAAAGAAGCAATTGCTTATTATCACGAACGCTCAGAGTTATATTTACATAAATCTTTTGAGCTATTAAGTATGTTTCACGACTTTGAAGAAGACGAAATTCCTAATACTTTTCACTAAATAAGGACACTTATGAAAAATATCCATTTTGGTGAAGGTGAAATTACTACGCTTGTCTTAATTAAAGAAGACGCAATAATAGAACATGAACTACTAAAATATTATGTTAATCCTTTACATGACAAGGGCATAGACAAAGATAGTATTGCTGTTTACGGATTATTATACGAAGATAGCAAAGTAAAAGCAGAGTTAGGCAAAGCCTATTTACGAATGCTATTATCTAAAATTCTAAAATTAAAAACAGTACAAAACATTATTGTTGCTGATAACAGCTACTTTAAATGGTTAACTAAAAAAACAAAAGTAATTGACTGCTACGGTGAAACTTTTTCAGCTAAACTAGACGGTTACGAAGATTTTAAAGTTGTATTAGTTCCTAATTATAAGTCTTTATTCTACAACCCTAACAACCAAGAACTTATTACAGAAGGTATTACAGCTATTACTGGTTTCAAAAAACCAAGTATTATCCATAGTGCCGATTACATTACTACCCCAGATAAAGTAGAAGACTTCTTAGCTAAACTTTGTACTAAAGAAGCTCTTACTATAGACATAGAAACTACAGGATTACGTTTAGGCAGCCAAATTCTAAGTATTGCCTTTGCTTGGGACAAGCACAATGGCGGTGTTATATACCTAAAGCACATAAACAAAAACTTAATAAAAGAATTCTTTATTAGATATTCAGGAACAATGATATTTCATAATGCATTGTTTGACTGTAAACATCTGATTCATAATTTATTTGAATCTATGCAAGAAGGCTTAAATGTTTTTGAATATGTAGAAGACAGTATGCTGTATACCTACTTAGCTAAAAATAGTACAACAGAAGTAAAGCTAGATCTTAAGTCTAATTCTTTAGAATTTGCAGGTAACTATGGTGTTAATGTAAAAGACGCTAGTAATTTACCTTTAGATGTGCTCTTAGAATACAATATTAAAGATTGTTTAGCTACATGGCATGTCTATACTAAGTATAAGACTATCGTTGAAAATAACAATCTTCTAGAGCCTTACACAACTATATTCCAACCTTCAATCAAAGTATTACTTAAGATGATGCTTATTGGATTGCCTATAGACAATACAAAAGTATTAGAAGTTGAAAAAGAATTACAAGATAAGCATGACAAACATCTGTCAGCTATTGCTAAATATCCTGAAATTATTAAATTTAACTGGGCATTACGTTACCAAACAATGATAGATGTTAATAACCAGTTAAAACGTAAGTGTAGACCCTATAGTGACTTTATAGATTTAACGTTTAACTCTAAGTCTACTAATAATATTAGAGAATTATTCTATACACAGCTAGGTTATGAAGCTACAGATTTTACTGAAACTAAACAAGCAGCAACTGGATCTAAAACTCTTAAAAAGCTAGTATTAATAGCTAAAGAAGAATCTCACAAAGAAATTCTAGAGCATCTACTAGGCATAAAACAGACTAGTAAAATACTAAATACATTTATTAAAGCATTTAAAAAATATACAACAGACGGATTCTTACATGGAAGTCTTAAGTTAGGAGGCACTCAATCAGGACGGCTAAGTTCTAGTGACCCTAATTTACAGAATCTACCAAGTAATAGTACCTATGGTAAAGCTATTAAGTCTTGCTTCCGAGCTCCAAAAGGTTACCTATGGGCTGGTGCAGACTTCAGTAGTTTAGAAGATAGAGTAAATGCTCTCTTAACTAAAGACCCTAATAAAATCAAAGTTTATACTGATGGCTATGATGGTCATAGTTTAAGAGCTTACACATACTTCAAAGACCAGATGCCTGATATAGAAGATACTGTTGACAGTATTAATTCTATTGAAGACAAATATCCAGAGCTTAGACAAAAGTCTAAAGGACCTACCTTTGCTCTTACTTATAGTGGCACTTGGCATACTCTAGTATCAAATATTGGAATAGAGAAAAACGAAGCTAAATTAATTGAACGACAGTATCATGATTTATATTCTGTTTCTGACATATTTACACAGAAGAATATTGATTTTGCAGAGAAACACGGTTATATGAAATGTGCGTTCGGTATGCAAATAAAGTGTCCATTATTAGCTATGACTATATCCAATAATACATTGACTCCCTATGCTGCTCTAGCAGAGGCTAGAAGTGCGAATAACGCTGTAACACAGTCCTGGGGCATGCTTATTAATAGGGCTCTAATTGCTACAAATAAATTAATAGAACAGTCTAATATGATGTATGATATATATCCAATCAACACAATTCATGATGCAGCCTATTTTTTAGTTAAGGATGATCCGATGTCTGTGAAATTTTTAAATGACACATTGATAAACGAAATGCAATGGAATGCTCATCCGAGCATTTCTTCAAATGAAGTAATGATGGAGGCTAACCTAGAAATAGGTAAGTCTTGGGATAAACAAACCGTAGTGCCTAACAATGCAAGCATTAACAGCATTACCAAATTATTAACAACCCTGGGAGGGTAAAAATATGCACGATTCAAATAAAATACCTACTGTAATGGCTGATGTCATGGATTACTCAAAAAATACTGCATTTGTAACATGTCCTTTTTGTAATGGTAGACATGGTCATGGTATTAAAGGTAAAGAGGGTCATCGAGTATCTGATTGTCCTGAAGGTTTTGGTATTGGATACTACCTAACTTTTCCTAAAATCATTGAAAGAAAACATACAAGAAGGAGATTATAGATGGCATTTAAATATACCAATAAGGACAACGTGTCTCTACCGTTAGCTGTATGGCTAATGCATGACGATTACGACTATGACAGTCGTAGTAATGTTATTAGTGCAACTTCACTACTTAAACCCACAAGAGCACTCGTTTTAATAAATGAGTACAAAGGTTTAGACAAGACAGTAGACATTATGAGTTTAGTTAGTGCTAGGATGGGCTCAGCTATACATGCTGTAGCAGAACAAGCTTGGACTAACAGAGCAAACATTACTAAAGCACTACAGGCATTACAAGTATCTAACTTAGATGAAAAACTTGTCATTAATCCTGAGACAGTTAAAGAAGGTGACATTCCTATTTATGTAGAACAACGACATGAAAAAGAAGTTGGAGACTACATAATCTCTGGCAAATATGACTTAGTCGTAGATGGCACTGTATCAGATTATAAAAGTACATCCGTATGGTCTTATATCTTCGATTCTAACGCTTTAAAGTATACACAGCAAGCTAGTATCTACAAATGGTTAGCACCAAACAGAATCACAGATAACGCTGTACATATTCAATATATATTTACAGATTGGTCAGCAGCTCAAGCAATGAGAGATCCAAGTTATCCTCAAACAAGAGTGTTAACTAAAGAATATCCAATATGGTCTGTAGAACAGACTGACCACTTTATTAAAGAAAAGCTAGAACGACTAGAGCAATTCAAAGGTCGCCCTCAAGAAGAACTTCCAGAATGTACTAAGGAAGAACTGTGGGAATCTGAAACTAAATATAAATATTATAAGAATCCTACCAAAATGGCTAGAGCTACTAAGAACTACGATAGTTTGGATGAAGCAAATATACGCTTAGCCAGTGACGGTGGAGTAGGGACAGTAGTTACTGTACCCGGAGAAGTAAAAGCTTGCAGATACTGTGAAGTGTCTGACATATGTAAACAAGCTCAAAATTTAATACAACAAGGGAGATTAGTGTTATGAAAATCTGGCAATCCGTGAAAGACTGGTTTAGTGATAAACAAGACGTTAAACCTATAGAAGAAAAACGTTTATCTAATATAAGACCAATAATATTAACAAAAGTTAAACGTAAAACTCGTGATAATGTAAGTTTAACTAAAAAACAAATTAGTATTATTCGTAAACTGTATAAATATAGAGAAGATTACAATGTTTCTACTTATGCAGAATTTACAAAGTTTTGTAATAACGAGTTAAATATTGATAAAAGCAGAAGCGTTTATCATAGAATTATTCATAAAGATGGTGGTTATGCCCCAGTAAATAAGGGGTAATATGTCAGAACCTAAATACTTCAAATTCTCTGAAGAGATTGTAGATATTTTAGTTGCTAAAACGCAATCTCAAAATAGACACTTCTTTAGATTGTTAGTCGCTTATTACTTTTCTAAAGTATCTTCAATGATGCGATGTAATATTGAGACAAGAGATAGGGGGGTAATACCCGTTAACTCTTATGTTCTTAATCTTATGCCATCAGGTACAGGCAAAGGCTTCTCAACTAATATCATGGAAGAAGATATTATTGATGGCTTTAGAACAAAGTTCTTAAGTAATGTCTTACCTGGAGAAAGTAATGCTGAATTGTTGCAGATTGCAGCAAGACGCCAAAGTATCAATCCTAATATGTCTTCGGATGAAGCAATGGCTGATGTACAAAAAGAATATGATTCTTTAGGTACTTTAGCTTTTAGTTTTGATAGTGGTACAGCACCAGCAGTCAAACAAATGAGACTCAAATTGCTAATGTCTAACGCAGGTTCTATGAATCTAGAGTTAGATGAGGTAGGTTCAAACCTAACTAGCAATGTAGAGATGCTTAATACTTTCCTAGAGTTATACGATGTAGGAAAAGTAAAACAAAAGCTAACAAAAAATACTTCAGAAAACAAACGTGGCGAAGAGCTCATTGGCAAAACGCCCACTAACCTTATGTTGTTTGGTACACCAACTAAATTATTAGATGGTAGTAAGACAGAAGAAGAGTTTAAACAAATGCTTGAGACGGGCTATGCTCGTAGAATGCTATTTGGTTATACAAACACTTTGAATGATTACAAAAAACAAACTGCAGAAGAACTATACGATGCATTAACTGCTACTAATGTTGTTAAAGATACATTACGTATTAGCCAGATTATTACTAATCTAGCTGATAGGAATAAATTTAACACCGTGCTAACTCTTAGCAAAGAAGATACTATTCACTTACTTAATTACAAAATTCAGTGTGAAACAAGGTCTTCTAAGCTAAAGATGCATGAAGACATTAAAAAAGCTGAGCTATCACATCGTTATTACAAAGCTTTAAAGCTAGCAGGTGCTTATGCATTTGTAGAAGGCAGTAAAGATGTTAATAAAAGTCATCTTGATGCTGCTATACAACTTGTAGAAGATTCAGGTGGTCACTTTAATAGAATTATTACTAAGGAAGGCTCATATGCCCGTTTAGCAAGATATATTGCTGACGTAGGCAAAGAGATTACCCAAGTAGATTTAATTGAAGAGTTGCCCTTTTATAGAGGCCCAGAGTCACAAAAGAAAGATATGTTATCTTTAGCTGTTGCATGGGGCTACAAGAATAATATTATTATTCGTAAAAGCTACATTGATGAAATTGAGTTTTTATCTGGCGAAGCTTTAAAAGAAACTAACTTAGATAAAATACAAGTAGCTTATAGTACTGATATAACCGAAAACTTTGATGGCGCAATAACTAAGTTTAATCGTTTACACGAGTTAGTAAGTGCTCCAGGCTATCACTATACTGCACACAACTTCTTACAGAAGTATCGTACTAGTGAAAAAGCTATACCTGGTTTTAACTTGTTAATACTAGATATAGATGGTGAATGCAGCCTAGACTCAGCTAGAGAACTTCTTAGTGACTATAAAACTTTATTTGCTACTACTAAGCGACATACAGCTGAACAAAACAGATTTAGAATTATATTTCCAATGTCTCATTACTTAAAACTTAAGCCAAGAGACTATTCTAAATTTATGGAGAATGTCTTTAATTGGTTACCTTTTGAGTGTGACACAGCTACAAAAGACATTGCCAGAAAATGGATGTCACATGAAGGACCTTACTATTACAATGATGGTGAACTTATAGATGCCACTTTATTTATTCCTCAAACTAAAAAAGCTATAGAACAAGAACAAAAGATTCTTGATGCTAAAGGCATGAGCAATATGGAAAGATGGTTTTCTAGTCGCATTGAAGTAGGTAATAGAGCAACTATGCTTATTAGATACGGCTTTATGCTGATGGATAACGGCTACCCAGTAGACGCTATTAGTAACAAACTTATAACTTTTAATGAACAAATGACTGACCCAATAAGTCAAGAAGAAATTCATACAAAGATTATGAGATCAATTGATAAAAAAATACTTCAAAAGGAGAGTAAATAATGAACAATAATTTAGTACTGTTATGTGGCAAGTCTGCTACAGGTAAATCCGCAAGTTTACAAATGTTAAAAAACCCAGAAGGGGTTATGTATTTAAATTGTGAAAACAATAAAAAGTTACCATTTAAATCTAAGTTTAAAGAATTTACTATTACTGACCCAACTGATGTCCCAGATGCAATCGACTCAGTTAAAGGTGATAAAAAAATTCATACTATTGTTATTGATAGTTTAACTTACCTTATGGACATGTATGAAAGCACTAAAGTGCTTACTTCAACTAATACAATGAAAGCTTGGGGTTCATACGCACAGTTTATGAAAAATATGATGTCTCAAAATGTAGGTAACTCAGATAAGAATATTATTTTTATTGCCCACACTTCAGATATTTTTAATGAATCTGAAATGGTTAACGAAACAATGGTTAAAGTTAAAGGTTCTCTTATGAATACTGGCATAGAAAGCTATTTTAGTACTGTTATTGCTTCTAAAAAAGTAGGAAATAAACGCTTAGAAGATTATAAATCACCTTTATTAACTTATAATGAAGAAGAAACAGAATTAGAGTTTAAATATGTTTTCCAAACTAGATTAACTAAAGATACTGTTAATGAACGTATTAGAAGCCCTATGCGTATGTGGACTACACAAGAAACTTATATTGACAATAATTTACAAAGCATTTTAGACAGACTACACGAGTACTACGATGACTAAGAAATTTTCAGACATGGATCTAATGCGATTTGTTGATGGTGAATTAGAAAACAAAGAACTATCAATGGATATCATGAGAGATTTACTTTTAGGTGATGAAGATTTAAAAGCACGTTTACGTGTATTTGCTGAAACGAAAGAAGTATTGACTAAAAAAGGAAATACTATGTTGTTAAATTTACTTAATTAGGAGATATTATGAATGCTTTTAAATTACTAATTAATACGCTAAACTTTTTAATGTTTGGTGTAATAACTGTCAGTGTTGTTTATATAGCCCTATGGTTTGAACAATACGAACAATATATTTTATAGGAGAAAAAAATGACTTTAAAAGTCTTAAAACTTAGAGATCTGATAGAACACCCTAGTGGTGTGCCAGATAATTCTAAAAAACCTGATACTAATAAAATATATAAATTAGTTAACGTTATAGATGCAGCTGGAAGAACAATAGGATTTCCAGATGAACTTGAAGTAGTTGTTGAAGTAACAGAGATAAGTTCATGACAAATATTTCTATAATCCCTAAACAAGGTCAATATCAACTTAGAAAAGAAACATTTTTTAATTGGTACTTTAAAAACAAAACAACGGAACAAATTGCAGGCTTTATATCACCATACTTTATGAGCATAGTTCACAAAGATGTTAGATTTGGTCTTAAAGATTTATTAAAAGACTCTAAAACTGTTCCTTCATATTTACTTGAAGACTATCCAACTGATACTAAAGCTAATGTTGAAATAGATGTTCAGTTTATTAAATTAATTTAGGAGAATCTATATGAGATTATTAAAAAATTATCAAATAATGTGGCGTAAAAAAGAGTTGGTACAAAGAAAAATTAACGACTCATTACAAGGTTATAATTTATCAGATACTGCTAAAGATATTTATATTTTTGCAGCAGCAATGCATAGTACATGTATTACTAATATAAGACATCACAACTATTTTCAAGATAAGTCAATATCAACAATTAAGCGTGCTGTTGGAGAGTTAAAAGAACATAAATTGCTTATAGAACGGCATGAAAGCTTTATATCAGAAGATCAACGTGTTACTTGGTTAAGTATTAATGAAAGGAGTTAATATGTACATTGCAAAAGATGAAGGTCAAACTAGTAAACATTATAAAGATTCAAAAAAAGACCGTCAGAATCGTATGACCAATACTATTAAAAAAGCTTTAAACATTAATGAAACTTTTTGGAAGCCTTTTAACAAAGCTTTAAAACAGGAGAAATAATATGGAACTGTCTTTAACACTTGATTTAAATGTAGTTAGAACAGAAATGAAACCCGTATTTACAGATAAATACAAAAGTGATTGGGTAGATCAAAATAATCCTACTGACACAGAATTGAATAATTCTATTAAAGCTGAAGTCAATATTGGTTTAGATTATTTAAAATTATCTTTTGAAATAACTACAGATTAGTATGGAAGTTGAATTTAACATAATACCTACTCCTGCTAGTAGACCTAGAGTTACTCGTTGGTCAACTTATTATGGTAAGAAGTATTCAAAGTTTAAGCAAGACATGCTTGAATTAACAGAAGACATTAAAGTTACACCTATTACAGGCAACATATATGCCCAATTAGTCTTTAATATACCAATACCTAAGTCTTGGGCTAAGAAAGACAAAGAACTCAAAAATGGGGCATATTGTGACAATAACGCTGATATTGATAACTATTGTAAAGCTATACTAGATTCTTTAAACGGTATTTACTATGAAGACGATAGACAAATAGTAATGCTTAAAGCAACAATGTTTTGGTCCAATACTGCAAGCATAACTTGTAACTTTAGTAAATTAGATAAACGTAGGTTAGGTGCTACACCTCCTATGAGCCCCTTTGGAGAATAGTAATGCCATTAACAAAAGAACAATTGTGTGAAGCTTTAGCTTTAGATTACGCAGATAGAGCAAGTAAAAGAGGAGCTAATTATGAAGATTCGTATGACCAGTATATCTTTAGATGTAACAAAAGAACTTTAGAAGACTTACGCCATCAACATAAAGTCCAAAATTTAAAATAAAACTCTGTACAATAAATGTAGATTATTGTTAAGGAGACTATTATGGCAAGAGCAGCAAGAAAAAATACAATTATGGGTAATTCCCAAAAAAATATGAATAGCGAATTTCCTGAAACTAAAATAGGACCAGGTCCAGGATTCGATAAATCAGATATAAAAAGAAAAAATCAAAAAACAGCAGCTGAAAAAGGTTCTCGTCCTGTTCAAGAAAGAGACACTGGGCCTGGAGGTATGACAGCAACTGGTTCAAAGAAAAGACTTGGTAGAGCTGTAGCAAAAAACCAAAAGAAATTTGGTACACGAGTAGGTACTGGTAGTGTTTCTGCAAGAAAACCTTCTGGAAGAAAATAATACACTAGTCTCCCTGAAAGTGTATTTTGGTTTTGGTTAATCTTTTCTGAGTTTACACGGATTGGCTTGGACTTCAGTTAACCAAATTTATGAAACGGTACGGCTACTATCGTATACACAAGTAGCTTTCTAATCTAGTTTTTAAACGCTGGAACACTCATAATATTATTAGCACCGTAGTGCTGGTACTATATTTAGTCGCTTACAACTTAATTGAGTGTTCCAACTTTTACAAATGGAGAACGCTAATCCGTGAGGTTAGCAAGGCTACAGCCTGAGTACGCTAAATAGTCTATATAAAAAGTGCTTCTATATTCTAACAGTGCTCCGCACTGTGTTTAAACAACTAACAATTTATTGAGGGTGTTACTGCCTTTATAAATTTCTATTCTCAGTAACAAAATTTAAAGGAGATTTTTATTATGGGCAAATTTAGTATGCACGATGATATAAAATTGAAAGAAACTTCCCTAGGTGGAGGCTCATATCTATGGGACTCTGGAGTATATGCTACAATAGTAGATATGGCATACTTTGATCAATCTAAAGGCGGAGCACATTCTTTGAATGTAACTTTGCTAAATGAAGATGGTAAAAAGTTAAAGCAAACTTTTTGGTTTACTAACCGCAAGGAAGAAGTTCATTATGTTAACCAAAAAGGTAAGAAAGATTACTTACCAGGCTACAACTTAGCTAACAACCTATCTTTAATTATTACAAGTGATGATATCAATGAAGCATTTGATAAAAGTGAAAAGAAGATGGTTAACGTTTATGACTTTAATGTAAGAAAAGAAGTTCCTACAGAGAAGAGCGTTGCTACTTCTTTATTAGGTAAACAAGTTAAAGTTGCAGTTCTTAAGCAAGTAGTTAACAAGCGTGTTAACGATGGCAGTGGTACTTATGTAGACTCTGCTGAAACTAGAGATGAAAATGAAATCAAGGAATTCTATTTCCATGATACTGATTTGACTGTAGTTGAAAAAGCTAAAGAGGCTAAGGAAGCATTAATGATGCCTAAATGGTCTGACCGCAATACAGGTATAACTCTTAACAAAGTTAAAGCTGTTACAGGCGCAGCAGCTTCAGGTGATAAGCCTGCAGGCAAGAAACTGTTTAACTAGGAGATACTATGATTATTAAATTAAACGACAACGATATTCATGGTGCTATTAGAAGTCTTCTAAGAGAACGTAGCATAATCGACAATAACACTGAGATTGAAACTACTATCACTGTTGGTAGAGGTAAAAATTCAGGTGTTACTGCCGAAGTTGTTATCTTAGAAACAAATCTTGAAAGTAATTTGCTTAAGCTAAAAACTAGCGATGCAGTAGTTAAACCTACTAGTGCATTATTTACTGATGATGAAGTTTCCAAAGAATCTTAAACTTATAGCCGGTACAACAGGATTTACTGTGTTAATTATAGCCATTCTAGCTTTGTCTGTAGTGGCTATACCTATACTAGCAATCATATTTATTATGTTTGTAGTATATTTTATTGTCCGGCTTATGTTGTACGATGTAGACGAAGATAAGAAAGATAATGGTAATCCTTTTACTTAAGTAAGTCCTAAACTTTCACCACTTAGTATTTCCAATCCAGGAAGAATAAGTACTTCTTCTAATACTTTAAGTGGTCCACCTGAAGTAGGGAAGAAATTACCTGCTAATATACTTGATTCCATAATTGATTCAAAATCAAATCCTAACATAGTATTACCTACATATAACATTCCAATATTTAAAGGCTTTTCTTTTGCTATATTAAACGTAGCTCTTTGAATTCTTAACCAATATTTAATAAAGAATAACAATCCTATATCATTTCCATATTGTAAATATCTATTAAGCGGTTGATCATAATTTACAAACGTTTCAACCATTTGTTTATATGCTTTATTTTCATCCATGTTTTTAACTTCTATAGCATGGCTGTACATTGCGTATCTAGCAATAAAATCACTTGATTGTGTAAGATGCATCATGGTCTTAAATAACGCAGTTTCTTCGCCAATGTAAGCTTGATTGGCTACTTTAACAACATTCCCTTTAAACATATTATCAAACTTTTTACCTACTTTAGTATTCCTAAGAGTACTCATACTCTGATGTCTATAAGTAAAGTCGTTTTTATTAATATCTTCTGTAATAGAAGTAAATAAACCCATGTCCATAAGTTTAGCAACTTTATTATTATTTAAGCTTTCTTTTAAAACTTCTTGTTGGTTTTGTATAGCAACATCATTTCTTAATGCTGGGTTACCTACTTGTTTTAATTCTAGCAATTGAAGTTTTTTATGTTCTTTTTGATAACGTTCAAGTTCTTTAAAACCTTCTCTCCACTTTTTAACTAAATAAGTAGGAGGAATGCCATATAGTACTGAAGTAGTAAAATTACTTAATATGTTAAATGCTAATACTGCAGGAATCTTTATTACAATGTTTACTTTAGATAACGCTACTAATTCAAACATTAATTTTTCTGTTATTTTTGCGTATTTCTGCACTTTTTTATTATTTCTAATTAATGGTGCATTACCAATACTTGGCATTTTATAACCAAAAACTGTATCTAACAATTTTCTTTCTACATAAAAAGCTGGGCTTCCTTTTTTCTTTTTGTTTTCTGTAGCTAAATCTAATATGTAATTACGAGTATCTAAAGGCAATACATTAAAGTATTCATCTCTGTTTTCACCTTCTAAAATGTTTACATATTTTTGAGGTTCTTTACTGTAGTTAAGTGTAGTGTGTGCATCTAACAAATCAATTGCTTCTCTATTAATTTTTTCTGATGATGCTTTATCTAATGAATGGCTATACATAGTTGGCAAAACTTGGTCAAAAGCAAGCTCTTGTTCTAGTAATCTTTCTACTAATCCGTGATTCATATGTATTGTGTAATCAACAATTTTTCCTTTTTCATTAACAATAGGCATCATTGTGTGATTTTTATCTAACGTGTTTTGTTTTTCTGTTTGGGTCTGTGTAAATCTTTTAATTAATAAATTAATTTGACCCTCTGTTTCAGGATTTCTACTTAAAATTTCTTTTAATGAGCTTCCTGCGTGATGTAAAGACGTTACAGAAGCTATACCTTTAGTTCGCATAGCATCAGGTAAATTGTAATTAACATATATTCCGTAATTACTATCACCTACACCTGTTACTGACTCAAAACCTGACACTAATTTGTAATCAGCGTCTTCCATACGTTTTTTTGTAACTGCGTCCATTGATTCAAATTCTATTTGAATAGTTGGGTTTGTAATTTTTGCTATATAACCTTTAGTCATCAATACTGGATTATCATTAAAGTTTTCTTTACGACTGTTTTCTTTAAATGATATGTGATGATAAATTAAATTAGTAATTCCATTAGCATCTTTATTACCTTTAAACTCTCTGTTTATTACAGTTCTAACTTCTTTTTTACTATAAGGTTCTACATGTTTTTGTAAAGATAATAACGTTACATATACGTCTATTTCTTCAACAGTTGCTTTACTATTAGTAGTGTTTTTTTGATGAATTAAGTGTGCATTTTTAAACTGATTATTATTAAATTGATTACCTAACATCATAAATTCAGCTAAACTTTCTGTTTGTGCAGCGTAATGTTTATTATTAGTAATATCTAATATTCCAGCGTATTTATCTACTTGCTCTTGTAAAAATGCATCATCATTTAATAATTTAATAGCATCTTCCATGTTGTAAGCACCTGTTGCTTCTAATATTGAAAAATCTGCTTTTAACAACACTCTAGTTAATGCTTGCTTTTCATTAGCAGTTACTGAATCTAAATCTATAAATTCATTTAACAAAGATTCTCCAGTTAACTGTTTATATTGCCTACGAGCTACATCTACTTCTTTTTGTGATTTGTATAGTAACCTAATAAAATCTTCGTTAATTCCACCAAATGCATCTGCTTTTAAAGAAGCCATATTTTGTTTTAATCCTGGCTTAAAGTTTTTAAAAGCCGCATCTAAGTATCTTTGTACTTTAGGATTATTATTAATAAATGTGCCGTAACTTGATGTCATCAATACTGCTAACTTACTGTCATAAAGTACATTAGCAAAAAAGTTATTAATTTTTCCGTCTTTTGTTAGCTTATCAACACCTTTAATATATTGATCTGATGTAAATTTAACACCATCTGTTACTGTTTTTTTAAGGAAATTAGATGCTACTTCATTTGCTTTGTCATAATCTCTAGCTAGGTTTTGACGTTGTAATATGTTTCTAACTGTCCCTGCTTGAGAATGACTAACATTGACTAACTCTTTAGTTAGTTGAAAGATTTTCATGTCTAATGTTCCAGAAACAGGTTTTTTCTGAATTAGGTTTGTTAATCTATTTACTAGTTCAGTAAACAAATCAATTATTTTTTCTATTACATTTGCATCACTTTCTTTATTCCATAAAGGAACAACCTTTGCTGGCATAGTACTTAGTTGTCTTACTAAATGCTTGTTCGTTAATGCATAAGCTAAAAACTCATCTAATACATACTTAGGAGGCTTTGTTGGCCCAAACAAGTAGTTGTATTGTTCTTTAGCCGCTTGTATTTCTGTAGCAGCATCTGTTAATGTAATTATCTTGCCATCAACATCTTTATGTAAGAATATCTCATAAGGACGATCCATCTTACGTAATTCTTTTTTCACAGAATTTCTAATGTCTGCAATATTATTTCTAAAAGTAGAATCTTTAGCTAACGCACTATTTGTTAATATGTGAATTATTTCGTGTAAATATGCTTCTTGTGCTGTTTGTTCAGAAAAACTATTAGGTTTTTTATTGTTTAATACAATGCTTACATTTTTGTCTGTTAGATTTACAGCACCAAATGCTTTAACATCTGCACTAAACAGCTCAACTGACACATTATCTAAGGCATTGCCTGTCGGAAGAATAATCTCGTTTAAAACACGCTGTAAGTGGCTTTGTTGAGCAGCTTGTTCTTGGCTATTAGGATAAAAAGTTTTAAAGTGATTACCAAGCTTATTAAATATATTTTGAGCAGTGTTTGTAAGAGAGTCTGTATCCCACAAAGACTTCATTTCAATATCTAAATCATTATCTAATGAATACAACTCTTCACTATCACGTGGAGAGCTTTCTTCATTATTTTCTAAATTCTTTAATATTTCAATATTTTCTGATAAATCTTTACCTTCAGTACCAAATGCTAAATCACCTGTGCCTACTAACACAAGACGTTCACTAGGTCTTGAAGTAGCTACATACAATGATTGTAATTTAGTTAACCAATCTGGTGAACTTTGATTACCCATAATGTTTTCATAATCAACATATACAGTTTTATAAGTACTACCTTGCGATTTATGAGTATTAAGTAAATAACCTGCAGAAACTTCGGATGTAGTTACTTCGTCTATTACTTTCTTTTCCATGTTATAACGATTTTGATTTTCTGATTGTTGTTTACGTATAGCATCTTTAGTACGTTGTCCATCATCAAAAACTAAATTGTATTCTAAATCTTCATCAGTTTTAACTCTTAGTATTCTTACAGGTATATTAGAAAAAGCTTTACCAAAATTTCCTGTTGTTTCTACAGTAACTTCTGTATTTCTTAACTCTTGCGTTACTGTAACTTCATCACCATTATTTAAATCTACTGAACGCATTGCTTTGTTATCTTTCATAGCAGCAACGCTCTCACCCATAACAATCCGTTCACCTTCTATAAAAGGTAACGCATTTAAATCACCTGAATTTTCAATGTTAGGAAATAGTTTTTCACGTATCCGTGAACGTATTGAAATTGTTCTTGCTTTAGATTCTTTATTAAAATGAATATATTTAACATTAGCAGGGTCTTTACTATATTCTTCAACAAATTTATCAAGTGTTGCGTCTGTTAAACCACCTTTAAGAGTACCCTCCATATAATGTACACCATCTTGTTTACTATTTTCTGGAACTTTAGGTAATATAAAACCTGTGTCTTTTTTTGAACCGTTGTAAAGTCTTGGGTTTTTAAAAAGCCATTCAATTGTATTTGCAATAATATCTGTAACACCAAGAATAGGTGATTCTTTGCCTTGACGCATACGTTCTGTCAATTTAACATAATTGTCTACATTAATACCTAAATCAGTTTTATTATTAAAACCCATTACATTATCAAATACTGCAGATAACCCAATATTTCCTTTATTATCTTCAATAGGAGGTAATTGCACATTATCTCCCATAAAAATAACTCTAATGTTCATATCATTAGATATTTTAGATATTTCAACAAGGAATTCTTCAGTAACCATAGATACTTCATCTATTACTATTAGATTAATTCCTTGTTTTTCTAAAGCTTTCATAGAAGCTTCAAATTTATCTAAATCTTTTTCAAAAGACCATTCTTGTGTTTTTGCATTGTATTGTTTTGTTTGTCCTAATAAACTAGCAAGTGTTGTGTACTGGTCTTCTCTATAACTAGTAGCTTTTGCTATTACATTTTTAGATTTATGAGTAGGTAAAGCAAACAAGACTTTATCTTTATTAACTTTTAACTCATTTAATGCTTTTTCAACAATTGTAGTTTTACCTGTACCACCTCTACCAGCTAATACAAACATTTTGTCAGCGGACTTCCACCATTCTTTCATTTTATTAATTACAGTAGTTTGACCTGCATTAGTAAATACATCATTACCTGTGCTATCTTGAAATAGTACATATGGATCACCCACAGTAGCTACTTCTTTTTCAATAGGTCCTACTTCTCTTAACTGGCTTCTTGGTATATGTCTAAAAGTCATACTAATACGTTCACCAGTTGCTTTTCCAACTGAATGTTTATTCTCACGTTGAAATACACCGTCAGGCATTACATATAAATCACCATCTTCTACAGTAAACACCTCATCTTCTTGTGTATTGTCATTACGAGATATTGTAATTTCTGCTGATGACCCTAAACTAATTGTAGCTACAGAGCCTATAGTATCATTATCTCTTATATAAATAAACTCATCATCTGCATGTTTACCAATTCCTTTACCTTTAGGAAATACATTCATTAAAGCGCTATTGTAATAACCGTCTGGATGTCCTAATCGTTTTTCTAATTTTCTAGCAATATTAGCAAAACCTGGAGACATTTCTTGAGCTTCATGTTTGATACCTGAATACTCATAATCTATTGGGCCATACCAAGTAGCTATCCAACCAAAACGTTTAGATGATTTTTCATCACGTTTTATAGCTTTTTTAACATCTTCAAAATTTAATTTTGTAAATAAGCTTTTTGTTTGAGTAACTCCAGATGCAGTAGTAGTCGTTTCCTGTACTTGCTCAACTTCGTTAGTAGTAGCATTTTTCGGATCTACCTGGCTCTCTGCTA